GAATTATTTAGCTAATAAGTTGGGGGTATCTCTAAGTACCATCAAGAGATCAATTAAACACCTGGAACAATTAAACATCATTAAAGTTGAGAGAAAGATGGGTAAATCTAATCGATATTTAATAAATTTTGTTGAACTAACTTGGCATGATGCAACTAGTGTCAAAATGACACCGGTGTCAGTAGTGAACCCCAAATCTATTAACATATATAATAATATAAATACTAGTATTAGGAATGAAGAAAAAGAGGAAGAAAAGGTTAATCCAGCTGATGTTAAAAGATTAATCAGTAATGCAACAAAACATACTAATTCTGCATACACAGCTGTGGTGCAAGGAAAGCAGCATAGAAGAAACTCATTAGAGTCTATTGCACAAAGAGTTAGACAAAGACTTAGCACTCATCGGTTTGCTGAATGGTATCAAATGGCAACCTCTGATGACAAATCATTATCTATAAAAGCAATGAAGTATGCAACGGAGGTGTTAATTGTCTAAATCTGACATCTCTTGCAAAATGCTTCTGGAATGGTTCAAGGGTGCACTTCGTACTGAAAAACGGCTACCATCTCCTCTGCCTAAAAAAAGAATAACAACATATTGGGAAATAAAACAAGATGATTGGTTTGCTTATGGTTGGAATAAAGCTACCATGAGAGTTGCACCAAGTAATAGATCTATTAGTCAAATGATGTTCTGTTATGATTTACTATGGACTCTTGATGATGAAGATGATCGTAAACTATTGTTGTGTCGTGCAGCTAACATTCCCTGGAAACAGATTACTTATCGGTTAGGTAAACATCGTAGTACATTAGATAAAAGATTATCGATTGTGTTATTAGATTTAGTTGAAACGATTAGAACAAATAAAAGGTATAGACAAACACTACAAAAACTACTAACAACTACTGTATCATAGCATAAACTATGTTTAGCTATGTTATCAGTATTTCCATGGTCTGTTAATCAATGGTTGGCAGACCATCGAAGAAAATCATTTGTGGTGCTAGAAGGAAGTATGATGGCAATCCTTGCCAATGTAAAGCACTAGACAATGGTAAATGTAAATTTCATGGTGGAATGAGTACCGGTCAGCAATCGTTGGAAGGTAGGATTAAAGCATTAAAGAACTTACTACCATTTAGGAATTATACCGATGAGCAAATTAAACAAATCATTAAAAGAAAAAATATTAGAACAACTCCAACTGGGAGATCCTTTAACAAAGATTATTAAGGGTAAAGGAATGGTATCACTATCAACAATCTATCGTGAGATGAGAGATGATACAAAGTTTAACGATGACATAACTAAGGCTAGGATTAATGGAGCACACACTTGGGGTGATAAAGCTATGGAGATCTTAGAACAGAATTATACTCCACAAGAGATGAGTATAGTTAGAGAGAAGCTAATACACATTAGATGGTTAATGAGTAAGCTTATACCGAACTACAATGATAAGCTGATTAATGAGCATAAGGGTGAGAACAAGATTGTATTTAGTTGGGAAGATCCAAATTTAAAAGGCAATGACACAGATCTCACACGCACATTGAGAGGTTCTGATGAAACACCGCAGCTTCCAGCCAATAATCCGGACAGTAATCCGGACACACCATAGTTCTTCTTGGTTTTCTGCCGTTAGTTTCCAGCTTATGTAGCTGGGTAGTGATTGGTTTTGGTCGATAGGTAAAAGATTTATTTATATTAACAGAGGAAGGCTGCCGTTTTTGAGAAATCCCCTGGGGGTACCCCCTGGAAAACTGGGAGCGGTATGTAACGATAAACACTTCCGGAAATGGAACCGCAAACATGGACGAACAACTAGACGATTTTGCTGACAGAATTTTTGCTTTAATTTCTGCAAGAGATAAAAGTAAAACTATTCGTATTGAATTTGTAGGTTTTGCTAATCAAGATGAAATGAAACTCTTTCAAGATTTTATTGCTGTAACTTTAGGCATCAATCAATTTAAAGATGATAATATTATTGATCGTGCAAACATGACGATACATTAATGCATATTAAGATACCGTATTCTCCGAGGAAAGAACAACGAGAAATACATGAAGCTTTAGATAAGCACCGCTTTGCCGTTTTGCTGTGTCATAGAAGGTTCGGAAAAAGTTACCTCTCGCTGCATCATTTAATACGACATGCGTTTCGTAATCCGCTGCCTAATCCACGGTATGCGTATATTGCACCAACCTTTAAGCAAGGGAAGTCTATTGCTTTTGATTATTTAATACAATTTACAAAAAATATTCCAGGAGTAAAAGTTAATGCTTCGGAATTAAAAGTAGATTTACCAAACGGTGCCAGGATAAGTATTCTATCTGGAGAAGTAGGGGAGTCAATTCGTGGAAACTATTTTGATTTTTGCGTTATTGATGAAGCTGCCGATATGGAAGAAAAAGTTTTTACATCAATTATTTTACCAGCCTTGTCAGATCGCAAGGGGGGTTGTTTGATATTGGGAACTCCTAAAGGAACAAATAATTTTTTTTATAATATTTATAAACGAGCATGTATAGATCCTAAGTGGTATGTAAAAGTCTATAAAGTATCGGAAACAAAACTCCTGGATGAAGAAGAACTCCAGCAGCTGCGTGATACTATGTCGGAAGATGAATACCGACAAGAATTAGAATGCGATTTCTCCGCTGCCATCTCTGGATCAGTTTACGGAAAGATCATGGAGAAGATGGAAGATGATGGGAGAATTGGGAATGTACCTTATGATCCTGGATTTAAAATTAACACCGCCTGGGATTTAGGGGTTGGGGACTCCACCGCTATAATTTTTTATTATACAGCTGGAAGAACAGTTTATATTTGTGATTACTACGAAACAAGTGATGAAGGTCTGCCGCACTTTGCTAAAATTTTAGAAAAAAAAGCAGATGAATTAGGATATTTTTATGGAGATCATATTGCTCCATTTGATATTGAACAACGAGATTTTTCTAATGGAGTAAGCCGAAGAGAAACAGCTTATGAATTAGGTATTCGTTTTCGTGTTGCACCGAAACTATCAATAGAAGATGGGTTACATGCAGCATCAATGCGACTTAATACAGTATGGATAGATCGTGAGAAGTGTGAAGGGTTAATTGATGCACTTAGACATTATCATCGCAAATATAATCCATCGCTTAAAGTGATGGGAAAGCCAGTACATGATTGGAGCAGCCACGGTAGTGATGCTTTTCGTACCATGTGCGTAGCAATGGATCAAGGAATTGGGGATCGTAAGGCTCCTCAACAAATTGCGGAGAATAATTATGATCCGCTAGAAGTAACAACAGGAGTAATTTAATGGGATTTTTAAAACCTAAAATAGTTATGCCGCCACCGTTACCGGAAATGAAACCGTTACCAGATGCTCCTACTATGGAAGATCCGGATGTGGTGGAAGCTGGTGAAGCGGAAGTAGCAACAACAAAAGGCAAAGGAAGAAAATCAACTATCCTCACAAGCAATCAAGGTTTGTTAGAAGATGCTGATACTTACAAGCCAACATTATTGAGTTAGATATGGGAGCATTGATTAAAAGAAAACCAGATATACAAAATCCATCAACAACAGATGTAAATACAATGATGATGTTATCTGGTGGTAAGATGAATGTGCAAGAAGCAAAAGATGCTATTCAATTAAAACCACCATCAGCAGAAATTTCTCCAGATACAGATGTAGTGAAAGATGGAGTTAATAAAGTTATAAAAAAAGGTAAAGCTAGTACCATTATGACAGGAATGTTTGGTGATACATCAAAAGCAAATACATATTCTAAATCATTATTAGGCGGATAATATGGGAGCATCAACAGTAACAACAAAGTCAAGAGATGTAGGGGGTAATGATAACAGACAAAATGACAGACAAAACCAACTACAAACACAAATAAATAAATTAAAAGCAAAAGGTCATACAACTGGTGCAGATGCTTTAGCAAAGAAAAAAGCAAATGAAGCTAAAGTTTTTGCTGGTGCAAAAAAATTAGATCAACTGGGTTCAAATATAAATACATTACAAACAAGTGATCCATCAAGAATGCAAGGCTCACAAGACCAGGCAATTATTAGATCAAATATTGCATCTCTTCCAGGGATGGCGGTTACGGATAGTAGTGGTAAAATTATGCGATCAAGTAACGGTGCAGCTATCTTAACAAGTAAAGGTCAAAAGATGTTAGATCAAAAAGGTTTAAGGTACGGTGATAAAGGTGCCATTAAACCAAGTGCTGCACAAGAAGTATCACAAATGAAATTACAATCTTCAATGGCTCCAATATTTGCAAAACCGATTGTTAATAAATTATATCAACCTTCTACAATTATGGGTGGCAAATATAAGGGTGGCACTAAAGCAGAAAGAGCACAAATAGAAAAAGAATTAAAATTAGGTGATAAGAAATTATTTGGAGCACCAAAAGGGTATGACTCTGTATTATCAAAAAACATGTTGCTATCCGGTAAAGATCGTAAAGCATTCCTTCTAGGGGAAACAGAAAAACTATTAAAAAACAATTTAGGTGATTAATGATTACAAATAAAGCAAAAGAAATTTTAGATCGGTACAGTAAATTAAAAGTAATGCGTGGTACCTGGGAGAGTCATTGGCAAGAGATTGGTGATTATTGTTTACCAAGAAGAGCCGATATAACAAAAAAACAATCTAGAGGATCAAAACGCACCGAACTAATATATGACAGCACCGCTATTCATGCAGCAGAACTATTAGCTTCATCGTTACATGGAATGCTGACTAATGCAGCTTCCCCTTGGTTCTCATTACAATTTAAAGATCCATTTTTAAATAATGATGATGCGGTAAATGAATGGTTAGAAGAATGTACAAATCAAATGTACATGTCTTTTGCTCGTAGTAATTTTCAACAAGAGATCCATGAATTATATTTAGATCTTATTACATTTGGAACTGGCTGCATGTTTATTGAAAGAAGTGATGAAGATGCACTTAGATTTTCAACCAGGCATATTTCAGAAATTTATATTCAAGAAAATGAAAAGGGAATTGTTGATACAGTATTCCGTAAATTTAAAATGTCCGCAAGAGCAGCTTTCAATATGTTTGGAGCCGCAACACAAGAAATAGAAAAATTACAAAAAGATAATCCATATGAAGAATTAGATTTTTTACATGTGGTCATGCCAAGAGAGAATAGAGATCCTAATAAAATTGATGATGTTAATAAACCTTTTACGTCTATCTATTTAACAATAGATGGTAAGATGTTAGGGGAAGGGGGATTTAATGAATTCCCTTATGTGGTTCCTCGTTTTACTAAATCATCCGTAGAAATTTTTGGAAGATCACCAGCATTCACTTGTTTAAGTGATATTAAAATGCTGAATAAAATGTCGGAAACAATGATCCGTGCTGCACAAAAAACTATTGATCCTCCTCTCCTGGTTCCGGATGATGGTTTTATTATGCCAATTAAAACTATTCCTGGAGGTTTAAATTTTTATCGTAGTGGTTCAAGAGATAGAATAGAACCATTACAAATTGGAGCAAATATTCCATTTGGTTTAGAATACGAAAACCAAAGACGAGAAGCAATCCGCCAGGCATTTTTTGTCGATCAATTATTGATGGCACAAAATGTAACAATGACAGCAACAGAAGTATTGCAACGTAATGAAGAGAAGATGCGATTACTTGCACCGGTACTTGGAAGATTACAATCAGAAATGTTGCAACCGTTAATTGATAGGACTTTTAGTATTTTATT